CCAGCTTCGTAGATTACATTTCCATCACCGTCCATAGGTGTAGCTTGACCATCTTTCAGTTTAAATACTGTTTTAGCTCGCAAAATAATATCATCCATTGCGGTTGGTGCTACTCCTTGCTTAGATGAATGATCTCTGACTGTAGCATCAATCATAAGCCCCTCTAACTGCCTCTGATAAGTATTGTTTTGCTCTTGTAGTGATTGGTATGCCTTTGCATTGTCTGCCTGTATGCGCTTTGTACGCTCCTCTACCAATTCATCTATTTTCCCATCATCAATTAGTTTCTTATCTTTTTGATCTAACTGTTTCTGCATCATATCTGCATATTGATCTAGATCAACATTTTTAAACTTATTAGTAAGATCGTCCATATCTTTCATTAGGGTAACATTGTTACCTCTAAACTCGTCTAGCTTACCTTTTAGCTCGTTATACTGCTCTGCTGTATATGTATTCTCATCGCTCATTTTTGATCTCCGATCAGGTTAAAAAATTAAGTTCCCAGCTAAAAAATCAGTCCTTTCTTTTCTTGTCAACATTTCCAGCTCGTCATAAGGTGCAACGCCTCTAGCAATCGCATCTTTTACCCCTTTATCTATCACATCTGGTCTATCCCAATTTATCCCAATAACTCTTGGCTCAACGCCAAAAACTTCCGAATGCTTCTTATTTAAGTTTTCCATCTCGCACCTCCTTCATTATCAATTCAAACTCCTTTGTAAGTGATGGGAATGTTGATTTGGTATCTACCCACATATCACCACCTTCAGCCCACAAATTAAATAAATTTGCAAAGTTCTCCGTCTCCTTCATGCCCTCTCTTGCGTAGTACGCAGTTCCATGACCATGCATTCTTAAAAGTGTTTGGAATTCCCCATCTGTGATGCTATCCATTATGTCAGACTGCACTTTCACGGGGTTTCTTTGATCTACCTTAAACTTCAATCTAGATTCTTTAGCGTTTAGAAGATCTTTTTGTTTCTGCATATTTTTATTCTTAGCCTCAACAGCATCAAAAGACTTCGTTGAATACCCACTCTTCTCCAAATCGACTGGAGTTATCCCTAATCTATCACTATCACTTATAGCCGCTTTTTTAAGTCTCTTTCTTGATATGCCTACACCAGAACCCAATTTATAATCAATATAATGCCCGTACTCATGGAGTGAAGTAGCACTATTATCTGTTACTACTATCTTATTATCTTCTGGGTAAAACATCCCACTTGTACCCTTTTCTATATAAGGAACATCTAACGACCCCATAACCTCATTCGCTTCATCTGTAGCAGAATCTGCTATATATTGATATTTACCCCTATGTTTAAGATTAACTCGCTTTACGACCTTCTGTTTTACGACCTTCTCCCCGAACTTCCTTCTTAAAACTTCCAAACTAATCTCATTGCCTGTTTGATCTACCATATCAGTAAACCCTAGCTTGCCTTTCTGCCACAAATCCCACTTACCTTTGCCCAATACATCTTTTTGGAACGCTGTAGGTTTTTCCTTTAGCCATTCCTCATAATTCTTTTTAGCTGATACTTGCCCATCCATTGATGCTCTTGTGCTTTTTGGTATCTCTTTGAACTTGCCTTTAGCTCCCAGCTCCTCCCAACTTTTAAGCACGGGTACTTGTGTTGATCTGCAATTCCAATGGGCTGTAGCTCCCACGAACTGTATTGAATGTCCTACAGGCTTTCGCTCGTTATCCCACTCTTTACCGTCAAGAGTTCGGCATATTGATGATGTTCTGTTATCAAGCGTAGATACCCATTCAATACCTTTTACTATGTCGTCATTATTCTTATAGGTTTGCAGTCTAGCCTCATTAGCTATTACTTGTACGCTTGTCCTTACTAAAGCCTCTGCGCCTCTGCGCTTGCCGTGCATAAAGCCATCTTTATACTTATTAGCTCTCGTTCCTCTAATATTGCGTACTATTTGAGCGGTTGTTTCACCCCTTAACATCCCTTGCCTTATCGTGTCTTTGAACTTTATCTCCATATCGCCAGCCTGTCTACTCCACCATTCAGAGCTAGGCGCACCCTCAATTAGTGCGTTCTTTGCTATAGATTCCAGCATCTCTTTACTTATACCTGTAGATAATGTGCTGGCTTTGATAGCCGTATTAATGCTGGAGACTGCTTGCCGCTCTGCAATACCTGCTAATTTTGCTAGGTTATTATCTTCTGCCTTGTCGATATTCTCATAGGCTGTTCTTATCGTGCCTTTAGTTTGCTTTAATAGCGCACCTAATCGTCTTCTTTGGGTTGATGTTCTAGTGATCTCATCAAGAGATACAGCTTCAAGTTCCTTTATCAGGGACTTCTCCAGCTTCCATAGCTCTCGCAATACCTCTTTACGCAATCCAGCATCAACTCTTAATAGGTCTACGCTATGACCTGTTATTTCATCAAGTATCTTGTCGTTTACGCTACTCACCTGTAGTCTGTAACTCTATCATTGCCTTTTCATCCTCAATAGATACACCCTCTGGCAGAACTTCCCCACGCTTCATATTGTAGAGGAATGTATCGTGAGATATTGAGCCTGTTTGCCAAGCTTGCATTAGCGCAGTCATATCTTGATTATTGATTTTAGTGTCTGCAAAATCAGTATTTAATTTAATGCTGATCTCTCCCTCTCCGTTCCACTCGCTCATCTGATTAACCGCATTATTAATCCCAGCCTCAACAACTTTAACTGCTGACATTAATACGCTCATTTCAGAGTTTTGGCGTAGTCTCAAAGTATCGCTGGCTTCTACTCCATTCTTTTGGCCCTCAATCAACTGCGCTCCAAGAGATGCCATCATTGACCGCTTCTCCTCCATTGCTTTTTCAAGAGAGGCTAATCCTGTGCCGCTAAACTCTAAGAAACCAACCTGCGCTGATTCGTTAGGTATTGCCCACGCTGTTTCTGCGCCTAAAGGTATTTCTGCACTTGCCTCAACTCCGATAATGTAAGGCGTTGGTAATGCAGTGAAGTGTCTGCCGTGTTCTAAATCTGCGCTTGTTCTATAGTGAGAGAGGTTCATATCTGCCAATGCTAACAGAGGTGGTGTCTCTGGTGATAAATTAGCTCCATCAACACTAACGCCCACAAACGGAATATTTAGTAGTCCATCGCCTCGCATTGTAGGTTTGATCTCTTCTGTAATAGCCCATTTCTTGCCGTCATTTTCCCAAACTCTGACTATATAACTGCCGTCCTCTACTAGCAATTCTCTGTATCTCGTCTGATATTCTGACCTGTAAATATCTTTAGCATCTGTAACTCTATGCTCTTCTCGCAAGATTACCCGACCATCGAACCAGTTTGTTATCTGTTCTGTAGTGTAGCCTGTCAGGTATGGTCTATCGCTATAATCGACCAATACGCCCTGCCGCCCCATCAATAGTTGCTCACTCAACATATAACTTATAAAGCTCTTTAGTGATACGCCTGTGCCTGTAATATCATTCAGCCATTCATCACTTAATCCATCTACTACAGGATCCACTCTCATTACAGCACCGACCAAGCCATCCGCTGTTCTCTTTACTGCGTTAAAAAATGATGCTCGCTGTCTGTAGCCGTTGTAACTCTTCTCGCTCTGACTATTTAATTCTGGCAGATATGCTTTGCCAGCCGCTTTGACCGCATCTTCTCCGTCAGAAGTTACTCTGCATCTATTCCATTGTGGAAGTCTCTCTGCGTATTTCGGGTGTTGTTCATCAATCATTTTAGAATCCTTTAATTTTTACCGTTCCCATTTTGTGTGAAATAATAGGATATGTACGCACTGCGTAATACCCGAAGCCATCAATAATATGATCCAATCCACCGTCCTTATCTGGCACGCCATTTTTATCATAAACTTGCTGTTCTAACGATAACGCTAATTGTGGGCATTTGTCAATATTAACATAAATTAACCTATTATTATTATTATCACATAATGCTCTATTAGTTGCCGCTACTCTGTCTTTTATTAATCCATTTGAAGAGAGTGCATTAATAGCAAACCCAGCCTCTCTCAATAGCGTTATATCGCTTGTTGATGCGTTTGTAGTTTTTCTTGCTTTGCCGCTTGCATCTGGATATACAGTTATATTTCTGTCAGGGTACTTACCTTTAATTATTGAGATCATTGCTGGTGTATCTCTACCGTCTATTACTTCATCTGCCGCATAACTTTTACCGTCTCTTTTGACTATTATTACAGCCGCCATATTGTTTATATTAAAATCCATTCCAATATGCAAAGGCTCGCATTCTTTTATCTCTACATCTGTTCCATTGAGTTTTCTGTCGTAATAAGGGTAAACACTACCGCTGGTTAGATTAACAAACTCTCCCTCTATATACGCCTCTAGTAGTTGAGGCGGGTATGTCTCTCGCAATAGATCAATGTAATTTTCAGGCAGATGCGGATTAGAATATGTTGGAGCTTTGATTATTTGATAGCTTTCAGTTGGGTTCTTGCCCCACTGCTCGTATACAAATCTAAACCCCTCTGGTGTAGTTCCAACTGCTACCGTGTTCTGACCAGCTTTCTTTTGTCTGTTTCTCGCTATGATTTTAACCCAGCACTCACGAGCTTTATTGATTGGCAGGGTATCTAGCTCGTCAACCATTGAGTCAGTTACCTCGTACCCTACTATGCGATCTGGATTATCTAAAGTTCTAAATATAATCTGCTTATTATTAACTTCTAAAATATGGTCTGACTTATTTAATTTATACGCCACTTTCAGATTGTCTAGTACTTCGATAAAGCGAGGATATGCGATTGTTTTAATCAGGTCATAAGTT